GAAGAGCTTTCAACATTTCTTCTGTAAACTTAAATTTCATTAATATTCTCCTAGAGTCTCAAAAGAGCAGCTTACAAAGAAGCCGCTCTTAATATCTTTCGTTGAAGTGGAGACTCAATACTTTCTATATAATTTTGATACTCTTTTGAGAGAGTTTTTTGATCTGGAAGCTGAGGGTTTAAAATAGAGCTACGTAGATGAGCGTAGATACTTTTCCAAACAGTTCCATGTGGTTCTCCTGGAGATAGCTTTTTAAGATAGTATCTCCAGTATTGAGCTGCATGTGCTACTTCATGTAAGCAATGCATAGCAATTCTGTCTTCTGTATTGCGAGTATAAAAACCTCCGATTACAGGAGAAGAATCAAAACTTTTATATTCATAAACTCTAATTATTTCACCATTGGTAGGATTAGCTGCTACAGCCATACTAATGCTTACGCCCGCTCCGCCTTGTTTAGGATACCAACCCCCTCTTGAGCAACGCCTGCGCTTAGACCAATCTAATTTACTAAAAGCTAGTTCAAAGTCGTGAAGGTCCGTCAATTCGCAGGCTGCTCTGCAAGAAGCATTGATATAATGCCGTGCTACGTCTTCAAGTTCCAGTTGTCTCTTAAAGTGCATAGCACCCTCATTCAGCTTTAGAGATTTTAAGTTCACCGTCAGGAAGTTCTTCTAGATTGATGAATCCTTGATCTTTAAGATAAAAAAGCGATTTATCTATTCCATCACTTAATCCAGACTTCCAGCCTAGTTTATAAGAAAACCAAGCTGAAAGTCCAATAAAGGCAGCAAAAATAAAGTCTTTTACTTCTAGAAATAGATAAAATTCCATTATGCCTTTTTCCATACCTGAGAAGCAGGCACCCGAATAAAACGCTTATTAGTCTCGTTCTTATTAGGATTTTCAATAGTCAACACAACGTTCTTGCCTACACGAAAAGCCTTAAGCTGGTTCATAAGGCGGATGCCAGGATCTTTAATAGCAGTCTTCATTGAAGAACGACGAAGTCCTTGTGAAACCTTACCAGAACTCTTACCGCCTTTTTTCTTACCCATTTTTATCTCCTATAATTTAGATTATATTTAATAATAACTCAAAAATAAGCAGGATGTCAATTTGTTTTTTACTTTTTCTCTTGCGAATACGCAGTCAGTCTTAATTCTTCTATCGTAGTTTCGGCTAAAGCAAGTCTTTGTTGAAGTTCTAGGGTAAGAGTTTCTAAATCTTTTGTTCTCTCTTCAAGCTCTTCGATACGACCCTTATTAGGAAGGGTTACGTTAGGCTGCCTATAAGCCATTTTAACTATGTCTACAGGGTATGTAGGCTGCACCCCTATATTGTAGAAGTTATACGTAGGAAAAGGATATTTATTTACTGTGTTCATTCTAACTCCTCTAAGTTATGGCGTTTAGCTTTTTCACTTAGAAAAACTCTAGATCTTAAATCACTAGATGAAAACCTATGGTCACGCTTATTAAAATAAAGTTGAATACCACGTTTTTTACAAATATCTTTACCTGTAAAATCTTTATTTCTGTATTCTTCGCCCATGATTTTTACGTTTATATCAAACATCTCAAGAATATCTTTTAGATCTTCCTCTGTTTGATAACAAACAATTTCATCTACGTATTTAACACCAGAAAGTTGCACATATCGTTCAACCAAACTTTGAATTGGCTTATTCTTCTCAAGCCTATCTATTGAAGGATCTACCTGTAACCCACAAATTAAGTAGTCACATTGTGTTTTTGCTTCTCTTAACATAGCTACATGACCTGCATGTAGCAAATCGAAAGTTGAAGCTGTAAAGCCTATTTTCATGTTAGTACCTTTATAATTATAAAACTCCCCTTAATAGTAACATTAAGGGGAGTAAGAGTCAAATATTTTTTATAAGGGATTAAAGACCAGATAGTATTTTCTGAGTTTCGGCTAATTCAGGATCTGGTACTAATCCGTATTCTGCAAGTGGGCCGTTCGGACCAGCCATATCGTCACTCAAGAAGAATTGAATGTACTCTCTTAGCCCAGGAATTGTATCTAGGTGAGCGTTCTTAACATAGAAGTAAAGAGGACGACTGATTGGGTATTCGCCAGTTGCTATCGCATCCACTGTAGGAAACACGCCATTCACAGTAGTGACTTCTAGCTTACTCGTGTTGTTTTGATAGAAGCTTAGTCCGAATACACCTAGAGCGGTTTGATTTGCATCTAGTCGAGCAAGTGTTTCAGTGTAATCGCCATCAATGTCAACACTACGACCGTCGGTACGAACCTTTACACATTCCGCAATTTCTTCTTTACTGAGCTTGTCAACACCCTTGACAGCTTTACATCCAGCTTCCATAACCTTTACATCAAACACTTCACGAGTTCCGTGTTTAGTTCCTGGAATATATGCTAGGATTTCAATTGCTGGAAGAGCAGGATCTACGTCGCTCCATAGCGTTGCAGTGCTATCAACGTGTAGAGCAGTATAGAGTTGAGCTGGTGTAAGATCTTTAATGTTTAGTGAGTTGATATTTGAAGCAAATACGATACCATCATATCCGATACGAACCTCTGTTACCTCACCAATTGCAGCTTCACAAGCTGCCCATTCTTCTTCCTTCATCTTCGAAGAAGAGTTTGCAATGTCTACGGTGTTAGGACCAACTCCTTCACAGAGTCTCTTACGTCCAGCTCCTGAACCGCCACCTTCTACGACAGGTGTCGCAAAGTCAAAATTTTCGCCAAATGCTTCTGCAACGATAGTAGCATAAGGAAGTACAGTAGATGAACCTGTTACTTGAACATTTTCTCTTGCAAAAGCAATAGAAGTAGTAAATATCAGTGCTGCACTGATTAATAATGTTTTCATTTCATTTCTCCAAAAAGTTAAGACCGGAACTTTTGTCCCAGTCTTATAATATCAAATTATTGTAACAGTTTTGTAACAATTATATTACATTGTTTACTCTACTTTAAAATTTTTCTGGTCTGTAATGTCTAGAAACTGTTTTCTAAACCACCAAGTAGTATTTGGATACACTAAAACAGCAGTGCCACAAGTATCAACTACAGCTTTAGCTACCTCTTCAAAGTCATAGTCGTCCCCTGAGATAATACCTCCAAGTTTAATTTTGGGGTACCAAGCCTCAATATCATCTACTACATCAGCATATGCGTGAGAAGCGTCAATCATAAGAAAATCAATAGATCTATCCTCATATTGAGCAGCCGCCTCTAGAGAAGTAGCTTTCACAGGGTTAACATAATCTCTGACTTGTGCCTTTTCTAAATTATTTTGAAACACTCCATAGAAATCTCCCCCATGATCACGTATTACTTGATAATGCGGTTCATCACTAAAATCAGATAATTCAAAAATATCAACTGCGTGAAAATCAATACGTTTACCTGAATCTTTAATAAATTTACCCATAGAGGCAGTAGACTGTCCTAAAAAGCTACCTACTTCTACAAATAGATCCCCATCTTTAGAATTAGATACTATATCACGATAAAAATTAATGTATCGAGAATAACCATAAATAGAATGACCATTAATTGAAACTACAAATCCTGACATCACTGATTCCTTATTTTATTATTGTATGTAACCGAAGCTTCAATTATACTTAGGTCCCAATCATAGATATTAGCTGTATATAAAATAGCTGCCGTATCTTTTGGAAAACAAGCCCCACCAAAACCTCTAGTTCCATCGGGCCCAGGAACTATAGTGTGACTGTCACCGATTCTAGGATCTTCTATAAATTTTTCTCTTACATTTTTATAAGGAATACCCATAGCCTTACAAATATCATACATTTGATTGGCATATGCCACTTTAACAGAAAGGAAAGAATTCCTAAAGTATTTAACAAGAATAAGTTCTTCAACACTAGAGGCTAGTCTAGGAGTAGCATTTGGTAAAGCTTCTTTGAAGATGTTTATCCAAAAGTCTCTATAATCTCCAGCAATATAGAAATATTGCTGCTCTGCAAAATCTTTATTTGCATTAGCCGCAGTTAAAAATTCTGGAGAGTATGCTATAGGTAAAGTAGGATATTTAAGCTTTAAGTCTCTATATCCTTCTATACTCATTGTAGACTTTATTAAAATAGGAATAAAATCATAGCACTCTGATAATACTTCATCAATAAAAGAAGTATCACAAGAGCCATCAGGCTTTTCAGGAGTAGGCAGACAAAGTATAACTCCATCTGCCTCTGGGAAATCAGAGACTTTATTATCATTAAGTTTTGGGTCGGAAATACTTAATAAATTAGTCTGACCCAGTACAGAAGCTACTGCACCTCCAACATAGCCATGACCAGCTATTACTATATGTGCCATTACTCACCTGAACTTTCTGATTCTGCATACATTTTAGAGCCAATTTCCATTAGTGCTTGCTGTAGCTCTTCGATTAAGTTTTCAATCTCAGAAGTAGAAGCTTCTTGAAGTTTTTCAATCTTTTGTTCTAGTTCAGTTTTTTGAGCCTCATCAATATGCTCTGAAAAGTCTTTAATGGTTTTTTGCGCTGATGAGATAACAGATTCACGCTTATTTAAAAGATCAATTTCTTGTCTTTTTGCTTGATCTGCAGCAGCATTTAGCTCTGCTTCTCGAATCATTGCTTCTATTTCAGAATCAGATAATCCACCGTTACCTTTGATAGAAATGCGTTGTGCTTTACCTGTTCCTTTATCCATCGCAGAAACAGATACAATACCGTTAGCATCTATATCAAAAGCTACCTCAATTTGAGGAACACCTCTAGGAGCGGGAGGTATTCCTTGCAGCTCAAATTGTCCTAAAAGTTTATTATCTGCTGCCATTTCTCGTTCACCTTGATAAACTTTAATAGTTACCGCAGTTTGATTATCTGACGCAGTAGAATACACTTCTGATTTGCGAGTAGGAATTGTAGTATTACGATCTATTAGTCTAGTAAACACTCCACCTAAAGTTTCGATACCTAAGGAAAGAGGAGTAACATCTAATAGAATTACGTCTTTTACATCGCCACCTAAAACACCTGCTTGAATAGCAGCACCTGCAGCTACTACTTCATCAGGATTTACCCCTTTATTAGGAGCTTTATTGAAGAATTTTTCTACAGCTGCTTGTACGGCAGGCATACGGGTCATGCCCCCTACAAGAACTACTTCATCAACTGTAGTTAATCCAGAGTCTTTTAGTGCTTTTTTACAGCTTTCAAGAGAGCGCGCAATTAAGTCGTCCACTAAGGACTCAAACTTAGCACGAGTGATAGTAGTAACTAAATGTATAGGACCCGAAGAGCCCGCACTTATAAAAGGTAAGTTTATTTCTGTTTGAGAGCGAGAGCTTAATTCTATTTTAGCTTTCTCAGCTGCTTCTTTTAATCTTTGTAGGGCCATAGAATCTGTTAAAAGATCTACGCCTTGTTCTTTTTTAAACTGCTCTGCAATATACTTGAGAAGTCTGTTATCAAAGTCTTCTCCACCTAGAAAAGTATCTCCATTAGTAGATAATACCTCTATAATTCCGTCACCTACTTCTAAGATTGATACGTCAAAAGTACCTCCTCCTAAATCATATACTACAATTGTGCTATTTTCTTGTTTATCAAGACCATATGCTAATGCAGCTGCAGTAGGTTCATTAATTATTCTAAGAACTTCAAGACCTGCAATCTTGCCAGCATCTTTAGTAGCTTGACGTTGGGCATCATTAAAATAAGCAGGAACAGTAATTACCGCTTTGTCTACTGTCTCACCTAAGTAAGCCTCAACATCACGTTTAATTTTTTGTAGAATTTTAGAGGAAATTTCGGAAGGGCTATACTCTTTATCTTCTATTTTTACCCATGCATCTCCTTTGTGGGATATAATATCATAAGGGACAGAAGCTTTTACAGTTTTAGCAACTTCTGAATCAGCTCTAACACCCATTAATCTTTTAACAGAGAATATTGTATTTTTAGGAGTAGTAACTGCTTGTCTTTTAGATGAAGCACCTACATTAGTCTCTCCATCTTTAATAGTAATAAAAGAAGGAGTGGTTCTTGCTCCTTCAGAGTTCTCAATAATTTTATAAGAGGAGCCTTCGAAAATAGCTACGCAAGAATTAGTAGTACCTAAATCAATACCTATAGTCTTACTCATAGATCTCCCTCTTTTCTATTCTCACTATAATGCGCATCAAAAGAACCTCCAGGGTATCGAGATTCTAGTTTGCGAACATTTTCATCAATTACTTCATTAGGGTCAAAGCCCAATGCCCTGCAAGAGTTAATCCAGTACCACATGATATCACCAAGTTCTCGTTTAATATGAAACTTTGTTGCATCATCCATAGGTTTACCTTGGAATACACATTTTTTAACGATTTCACTAAATTCCCCTCCTTCACTAGCAATTCCGATTGATCCTGTTAACAATAAAGAAATATTTACATCTTTATCTAATTCATCTAGTCTATTTTTAAGACCTAAAAGATTGTTACTTGCATCACTAGTAACTGCGGAAACAAATTCTTTATACTTATTCAAATCAATATTATTCATAACTTTTCCTTAAGAAAAAAGTGCCAGAGTTTTCTCTGGCACTCTATAACATATTAGAATGCGAAAGCTAGTCCAATTGTTGGAGTAAATTCTTCTGCATCAATATTGTAAACTACTGCAGAGGTTAAATTAACGCCTCCTAAAGCACGTACATATTCAGCACCTAAATTCTGAAAAGCGTCAGTATCATTACCGTTTACATATGCAGTAAAGGAATCAACAGTAGCGATAACTTCATAGCCAATATCAGAAGAAGCATTATCATAAGTTACGACAGTACCTAATCCTAGAGCCCCTAGATTAACTCCTGAAACAGCAGCTCCTACAACAAAGTCTTCATTATCCATATTGTAGTCACCAGAAACAGTTGTACTAACGTAGCCCATATCTAATGTATAAGCACCTTGAACATTGCTTACATCAGTAATATCTGCTGTCCAGTCTGTAAAGCCTACAGCAAAAGATGCACCTGCTAGAGCAATTTTAAGAGATTCAGTCATTGCAGGAGCTGCAATAGTCTGTTCTCCTTCAGCTTCAACAAATACACTATTGTCATTACCAAAAGATAGCTCAACACCGCCTAGAGCAGTGCCGACAGTCCAAGTATCTAGATTTAGATCACCTCCAGGGGTAGCAGTAAACCCAAGAGTAACTGCACTAGTCTCAGTAGCAACTACATCTAGTTCTAAACCGAAGGTCCCAGCCCAATTACTTGAAGCTGTTTCAGCAAAGTCAAGAGTTACTTCACCACTAACATCAGCAGCTGAAGCTGATGATGCGATAGCAATAATAGCTACCGTACTTAATAGAAATTTTTTCATATATTTTCATCCTTTTATTAGTTGGCTGTTAGATCACACATTTCTAAGTAAGCCAACACGTTTTCTGGAGATGTTATCCCATAAGGATCATCATCTGCATTATCACGGCGTCCCGGTTCTTCAAACCACTGTTCTATTACGCCGTTATTTACAACCATAGCATAACGCCAAGAACGCATACCAAAGCCTAAATTAAATTTCTCAACTAACATACCTATTTGACGGGTAAACTCGCCGTTCCCGTCTGGAATCATTTTAATGTTAGTGAGATTTTGATCTTTCGACCATTTATTCATGGTAAAAGAATCATTAACAGAGATACAATATACCTCGTCTATTTTTAAAGATCGTATCTTATCATATAGTTTTTCAAAACCTGGTACTTGATAAGTAGAACAAGTAGGGGTAAAAGCACCTGGCAAAGAAAAAACTACAACTCGTTTATTACCAAAATAATCTGTAGAAGTAATAGGTTTCCATTTATAAGGATTAGGGCCTTCTATGCTTTCGTCCCTAACACGAGTCTGAAAGACTACGTTAGGAACTTGAATACCAGTTTTCATTTTTCTTTACCAGCCATAACTTGTTGAAGCCATCTTAGTTCTTGAATAAGCCTATTATACCACATTTTATCAAAGGCATCTTTTGCTTTATTCTTATCGTCAATTAATTGTTCAATTCTTACTGAAATATAGTTATCTATATCCATAGGGTCGCCACGTCTCATAGAGACCACTCATAATTAGGATCATGTTCCAGCCAAATCAACATTCCATCATACCGTTTTTGCTTAGGAGAGCCAAACGTTTTCTCTGAGGAACGAAGTTTAAGTTGAGTTTCTAAAATAGCTTCTACTACCCAATACTGACCATTTGTTTCGATACGAGTTTTTGCAGAATTAGATTTGGGATAAAGTTTAATCCAATCTCCAACTTTTAATTGTTTCATTTAATCACCTATATAGTATATATTTTTAGAGTAGCAGCGGTCAAGGTTAAAGTAGATTTTATCAAAAAGTGTTGCTTTTTTGCAACACTTTTTTAAATACCTTTATTTATTCAAAATACTCAAGCATTTCAATTCGGTCTCTAGCAGCTGCCATTTTATCTAGTTCACCTTGAATAGCTTCGACAATATCAGGATGTTCTCCGATACCTGTAGTATTATTCATATATACCATAACATTAGTTTTTGCACGCTCAAATTCACCCTCAGCGTGCATACGTGCTGCTTTAATTAGTTGATCTTTCATTTTATTAATCTCCATATTCAACTACTTTTACAAAAGATTCTTTTCCAGAAAGGCGCCAAAAGTTTGCAGCCTTTTCTGCTTCTTCTAGACTATTATATAAAATAGGGCTTATACCGAATGGAGCTGAGTCATTTTGCTCAATAACCCATATCCAATCGTCTTTAGCAATCATAACTTTAATACCGTATTTAGGTGTCATAAGTATCTTCTCTGGTTTCTTCGTACCTACGAGTTATATAATCATGATAACGTTCTTGATTTACTTTAAAGTTCTCTTGACGAATCTTTTCAAACTCTTCAGCTTCTTCTGCAGAAGGAGAATCTTTCCAGTAGTCAAGCCATTTAAGTTTGTATTCTTTTGACCAGCTTGAAGCGTAAGAATTATCTCGATCAAAAAGCTCAAGAATCTCTTCTTCATTCATTACAAATAGATCACAAATTTGTTCACCAAGATGTTCTTGAGAAAACTCTTTTACTTCTTGCATAACTACAGCGTCAGCAGCCCATTTAGGGTCTACTTGATAATTGGTATTTAGCTCTTGGAGTTTATCCATAGGAACTACATAACGGTGACGAAACGTAGAAATAGCAGTTACAACAGCGTACTCTTTATTCATAGTTATATCCTTTCTTGATCTGCAAAAAAATCAAACTCTGTTTTAAACTTAATAGCACTAGACTCCTTTTCAAAATGAAAAGTATGCTCGTAGACATGTGTCCAAGCTGTAAAACTCCATTCATGTCTTTCTAAATTTCTTCTACACCAAGCTTTACCTGTATCAGTTAAGTCACTATGAAGCCTTACTGAGTATCCAGGCACCCAACGCATTTTATAATCATGAATTTCTTGTGGTGTCATTTTTCTGTTCGTCTCTTAGTTTAATATCAGGGGAAATACCTTTAACAACTCTAAGATAGAATAATCTATCTTCTACATCTATAATACCATTAACTATTAGATAATGTTGTAAATGAGTGTCTTTTTTGTAATTATAGTTATCAAAACCTTCCATGTCCCAAATAATAGCTTGTTTCAATGTTATATCATAGTCTTTCATCATTGATACAAGACGTTCATTAAAAACTTGAAGATTTTTTAACCTTAGTCCTCTAATTTGCCCCTGCCTCAACTAATGTTCTCCCGTGGGCTACACCATCAGCCCCAAATGATGCAGCCCAGCTTTCTGGTTTGAGTTTAGGCTTAATACCTGTCATACCTAAAACATAACCTGCTGCTTCTGTTGCTGCACAATTAGATCCGTGTTTAGGATCTGTATTAATATCTAAATGAATTTCTACTTCAAATTCATCAATGAAAGGTCCGATTTGATTCCAAAGAGTACAAACTTTAATAACTTCATTCATCATTCGCATTTTAGGGCGTCCCGGTTTCAAATCATAATCAGGCTCATGTGTAATGCTAGAAAAGATTCTACAACCTTTATTACCGTTCATGTGTACTATAGCTACTGTAGCAAATCTAGCATAGGTACGTTTATTTTTAAAGTATCGCACAGAGTCACAACCCAAATAAATCTTAGTATTTGAGTTTAGACTAGCTAGTAAGTCTACTAAATTCTCAATTTGTTCTTGTGTAAGCATCTTATAATTATAGTAGCAGAACTACAACCTTTTGTTAAGTTAAAAATTATTTTATTTGGTCTAAAAATAAAAAGGCTCTCCTAGATTACTAGGAGAGCCGCGTCTCGGAAAACAACAACAAGTTACCCCCTCTGATACTTGTGCGCTCTCTACGAGACTATTCCTAAAATATCTGCCTCATTTACAATAAGCAGAGACTCTCCATCAATTTCAATTTCTGTTCCAGACCACTTACCAAAAAGCACAGTATCATTCACAGAAACAGATAGAGGAATCAATGTTCCATTATCCGCTACAGCACCATTACCAACAGCCATAACAATGCCTTCTGAAGGACGTTCTTTAGCAACTTCAGGTATGATGATGCCTCCAGAAGTTTTTTCATCAGCTTTTTTACGTTTAATTAAAACACGCTGACCAATAGGTTTAAAATTCATTTTTTCTCTTTCAATATATGGTGCCTCGGGAGGGACTCGAACCCCCACTCTACCCGTTATGAGCGGGCAGCTTTAACCAATTAAGCTACCAAGGCGAATTGGTTAGGGCAGGGGTTGAGATTTCGCGATACTCTCAACCCCCTACTAGTTTCACATTAGTAAAAAACTAGAATAACATACTGACCTACGCAACGCCTCTGCAGAGTTCCTGCGGGTAGGAACATTACAGTTTTTAGATAAACAAGGCAATACTGTTAGTGCCTTATCTTGGTACGGGCAGCCGGACTCGAACCGGCACGCATTACGCAACAGATTTTAAGTCTGTCGTGGCTACCATTACACCATGCCCGCAATATCTATCTCTTATAATATAATATAACTTAAAAATAACTATAAAGCAAGTATAAAATCACTTAAAGTAGACACGTTTAAAAGCATTAGCCAAATCTTTTTTATCTACAACAATAGAGACAGAAGTAACACCTCGTTGTAGTAGGTCGATTTTTAGCTCGTCTTTAACAATCTGAAATTCAACTTCAATATCAGTGTCAGGAAATTTATACTTCATTTATGTTCTTCTTACGTTTAATATCATGGGCATATGCTGACGCTTTTTTAAGCCTTGTAACTAATTCTACAATCTCAGATTCAAAAAAACCTTTTAAAAGTAGATCATCAAAGTGCTCTAGGAACGTAATTGTTTCGTGAAGCGATTGAAAATTACGCTCGGAAAAATTTTTAGAAATTGTAGTATTATTATTACCGTAACCGATTTTAACTACAATATTTCCATGTTTTTTATGAAGTATTTTGTATTGTCTGCACTCTAGCCGGCTAACTTCTTGAATATTTTGCTTTGAGCGCAACATGTCAAGTGCAGATTGAATTTTATTATGTACAGATGCTGTAACACTTGTTACAGTTGTTTTTTTCTTAGGTAAAGGTTCAAGCTTAATAGGGACAGGAGACCCAAAACGATTAAAAATATTTTTTAGAACTTCTTCACGATTTGTAGTCATTTTTATATCTTTCTTTTAAATGGCGGAACGACTGGGAGTCGAACCCAGTCTACCCTTGCGGGTAGTACAGATTAGCAATCTGCTGCATTACCATCCTGCCCCCGTTCCAATATAGGTTTAAAGTTTAATGCCAATAGAAGTAAGTAATTTAATAGCTAAATTTAAATTAGTAATTTCAGGATCACTCATTAATATATCTTCGTAATCTTTACCATTAAAAAATCCAAAAAGTTTAAGTACAGACATGATTATTCTTTCTAAAATTAATGGCGGAAGCTCAGGGATTCGAACCCTGGGTGGAGTTTCCCCCACGCTAGTTTTCAAGACTAGAGCCTTAAACCACTCGGCCAAACTTCCGTATATTGGTAGGAGTGTAGGGATTCGAACCCCATCGAGAACGCTAATCTGGCGCTGAAAGGCTTATAAGGCCTCCCTGTGTACCAACACCCACTCCCTCTGTTATATACTTATATTAGCATAGTAAATAGTAGGTAGCAAATTATTTTTGGTACTGAGTCCAGGATTTGAACCTGACCTTTTAGATCCACAATCTAATGTGCTAACCGCTAACACTAACTCAGCGTGGTGCCTAGAGAGGGAATCGAACCCCCGACACCATGCTCTTCAGGCACGTGCTCTACCAACTGAGCTATCTAGGCATTATTGGAGCTTCCGGAAGGACTCAAACCCTCAACCTGCACGTTCGTAGCGTGCTGCTCTATTCAGTTGAGCTACGGAAGCAATATTGGTAGACCCTACGGGTGTCGATCCCGTTTCTTTACCTTGAAAGGGTAATATCCTAGCCAGCGTAGACGAAGGGTCCATAGTTGGTGATGTGGGCTGGATTTGAACCAGCGACTCTCGGCGTATGAGACCGGTGCTCTACCACTGAACTACCACATCGTTATTTGGAGTGCGTGACAGGACTCGAACCTGCATAAAACGGATTTGCAATCCGCGGCCTAACCATTCGGCGACACACGCACAAGTTTGGTGAACTCGGTGCGATTCGAACGCACGACCAAGCGATTAAAAGTCGCTGGCTCTACCACTGAGCTACGAGTCCTTGGTGGGTGTCTTAGGAATCGAACCTAACATGCTTCTCAGCGACGGAGTTACAGTCCGCTGCCTCACCTTGAGGCGGCACACCCATTGGTTGTCCTAGGAAGAATCGAACTTCCATCTAACGATTATCAGTCGCTTGCTCTACCGTTGAGCTATAGGACAGCATATTAAATAGTTACTACAGCTAATGGCGGAAAACCGTTAAAAGCTACACTACTATATGTACTTGTATATGCGCCACAGTTTAATATAATTACTTTATCACCATAAGTCAAGTCTAAAGGAAATTCAACTTTATGTGTTTCGTATAGAACATCTGCTGAATCACAAGTAGGACCTGCTACAATGCAAGGACCAGTTTGTGTACTATCACAGTCTGGGGTAAGAAACTGATACTTAATAGCCTCTTCTTCTGTCTCAGCAAGCCCATGAAAACGTCCAATGTTAAGATATACCCAACGAACGGGATCTTCTTCATGTTTACGACTAACTAATAGTGCTTCAGCAGCAATGCATCCTGCACTACCTACCATACCACGTCCAGGTTCTACCATTATATAATCTACATCACCAAAGCGTTCACGCACAGCTTCTAGCACTGTTGCACCATACTCTTCTGGATCAGTAATATCAACACCATAGTAAGCAGGAAATCCTCCACCAATATTGAGTAGGCTGAGATTGAATCCTTCTTCTACAGCATTATGCCAGATAGCAGCAACAGCATCCAAACTATCATACCACATATGTGGATGACGTGTTTGTGAACCAACATGGAAACTCAGTCCAACGGGTGTTAGTCCCATACCTTGTGCTTCGTGCATCAGTGGTATAACCATGCTGCTGCTACAACCAAATTTACGGCTCAGTGGCCATTCAGCCTCTGTGCTGCGCATTAGCACACGAATAAATACATTACTACCAGGAGCAAATTTTGCAATTTTTTCTAGCTCTTCACTAGCATCGGCAGCAAACAAGCGTATACCTGCTGCATATGCTGAACTAATGTCTTGCACACGTTTTACAGTGTTGCCAAAACTAATATAGGCCGGATCTGCTCCAGCCTCTAAACACATATCTATCTCTCCGATACTTGCTGCATCAAACCTGCAGCCGAGAGATACAAGTCTTTTTAAAATTTCAGGATGGGGATTAGCTTTTACAGCATAGTGAATATGCGCACTAGGCATTCCTGCTTTTAGTTTATTGTAGTTTTCTTCTACTTGATCAATATCAAGCACTAGCGTAGGACGCTCAAAAGTATTTGAACGCAAATAAGATACAATACGATTCATGGGGGGCCGCCTTTTATATAAAATGGTGCTGTAGGAGAGATTCGAACTCCCGACCTGATGATTACTAATCAACTGCTCTACCAACTGAGCTACTACAGCATTGTTGGCTGGAGATCAGGGATTCGAACCCCGAACCTGCGGTACCAAAAACCGATGCTCTACCAATTGAGCTAATCTCCAACAATGGCGACCTGTGCGGGGATCGAACCCGCGATCTTCTGCGTGACAGGCAGACGTATTAACCACTTTACCAACAGGCCATTTAAATTGGAGCGGATAGTGAGATTCGAACTCACGACATTTTCCTTGGCAAGGAAACGCTCTACCCCTGAGCTACACCCGCAATATGGTGGAGAATAGGAGGATCGAACTCCTGACCTCTTGAATGCAAATCAAGCGCTCTCCCAGCTGAGCTAATTCCCCATATTGGCGGAGAGGGTGGGATTCGAACCCACGGTACGTTTTCACGCACGCTGGTTTTCTAGACCAGTTCCTTAAACCACTCGGACACCTATCCATTTTTATTATAGCATACAATAATATTGGCACGGGTAGTAAGATTCGAACTCACGACACTCGGTTTTGGAGACCGATGCTCTACCAACTGAGCTATACCCGCATAAATTTGGGCGGGAGCCAAGGATTCGAACCTTGGTAGACGTCTTAGTTTCCAACAAACGCTCCCGATATATGGTGCGAGATGAGAGGGTCGAACTCCCGACATCTTCGGTGTAAACGAAGCGCTCTACCACTGAGCTAATCTCGCAATTATTTAGAAGATATGCAGAGTTCATCCTTTATCGTCTAGTGTGCACTCTAGTGGACATAACGAGTTATCACTGCATATCGTCAAAATAATTATGTAGGAAAAGACCTAAAATCTTTTCCTACATTTATTTGGCCCGCCCTAGGATCACCGCTACGCAGATTACCTTTGATTTCTTCCTACACCGACGGGCAATGCAGGTATAGACCGTTAACTACCATATAGACTATCAACAATCTAACTTCATCTATACGACCTCAACATTTAGAGGCTTTAACTCAAAATCCCGAAGGACCTGGAATATCTCTAGGGATTACCTAGAGAATTTGGTTGCGCAGGTAGGAATCGAACCTACTATTTCTTGGTTATGAGCCAAGTGAGTTACCACTTCTCTGCCGCGCAAAAATTTATGTGTGGGGAGGGTTTGGATTCACCTCCAACAGACGAGCCAGATACCTGTTCCAACGTCTGAACCTCATATTGGGTTGTTATCCCAACTTTCTTGTCTTCACCTCTCGATGCTCACAAGCGGCCACTACAGCTACGAGTCAAGTTACTACCTCTGAGCGGGGTAGCGTTTCCTTGCACCACGATTCCAACCCCGTCGGGCTGAAAACTATCTTAAAAGATATACTGCCGAATGGCATATAGCCTATTCCCGTGTAACTTAATACCCTAAACAGTATATCATTAAAAATAGTAGTTTAATCTAGCCTGAGATTACAGCATAGAGTGGAAGCCTTTGAGCATTACCGTTAGCCTTGCGAGCTACGTTCTCTCGTTATCCACAGAAGCCTTTTACGGTCATTCTGTATCTTCCAGTGGTGCCTTTTTTGGAGAGCGGCATTTCTCTCGTCGCACGTTGCTACTCGTCCTTCTATCCTTCGCCTGCCTTGCGAACAGTTCAGGGTCGCTAAACCCTTACGCTATCTTTCCGAACAATTACCTCTTCCTTGCGGGATTCAGTAAACCTTATTGTCTTTCGACTAAGGTATTAACCACCTTTAACAACGTACCGGGACAGTCTTTCGCTTTTTTAATATAATAAGATGCATAGATCCCAATTCTATTGCCCATTGAAAGGCTGCGAGACAACCTACTTTGATGTGCTGCCCCAGTTGCTCCATACCTTGTTAGATACAGAATACAACACACCAACTGTCTTTCCCTTTGCGAGGTACTCAACTGTATTTCAAGTATCCGGCTACTACACCTTCAACTTTAATACTCTTAGAAAGCTCTTCTGCGCGAACAGTCGAACAATCTAAATACCTGTTAGTATTCAGCATTCGTTAGTTTGGTATGTCGTAGCTCAGCCACCACAGCCTCTTAGTACTCACCGACTGGCTCTGTACCTATCCTTTCGGACTACAACTCTAACTTACTGCCTACCGCCTTCGTCAGACGGAGGTTGCTTTCGCTCTACAGCGAGTCAACCTTAACCCAGGCTTGTATAGACGGACTCTTGAGAGAGTGCTGGACTGTAGGATTTCCAGCCTTGGGCGTATTACTACACTTATCCTATGACGCTATACCGCCAATTCTTATAAGTTACTATACTATTAAAATAACCACTAAGCAACTATTTTTTTACTTTTTAACATCCAGCCCCCACCGTCTCGCTGATGTTATCTTCTTGCCATTTGTTCCGCCAAATCGTTAAACCGGCTCGCAAAAACAAGATCTTCCTAAATGGTCGGAGTAGAAGGATTCGAACCCTCGACCTCTCGGACCCAAACCGAGCGCACTACCAAGCTGTGCTACACTCCGAAACTTTGGTGCGGATAGAGGGACTTGAACCCCCACGCCTTGCGGCGCCAGAACCTAAATCTGGTGCGTCTGCCAATTTCGCCATATCCGCATTTGTTAACTAACAATAACAAATAAAAGAGAACTAAGCAAGAGTTAATTAAAAGTAACTCCTAGTTCGTGGTATAACCATTCTTCTACTTCTGGAATGTCATACATTTTATAATTACATAAGGGATCTGCAAATACAAACGTACCATCTGCTCGGCACATCACATTTGATTCATGTAAATCAAGCCTGCAAGCATCATAAGATACAGAACTCCATACTTTATCATGTACTATCTCTTCGTAACTGCGATAATCAGCTAGATCAATAATAGTAGATACAGCAGAGTTTAGTGTTTCGTCTACCCAAGTAGGTTTAGGACTATATTTAACTGCCCAATCATATATATCTTGATACTTAGATACATGATTAGTAGTCATATCAAACAAACGTTCTAGATAAACTATATAGTATCCAGATTCATTGTCAACAAATAATTTTTTTACATTAGGAAAATGCTTATTGGCTTTGCTTTTAATCTCTCTAATGTAGTAAAGATATGGATCGAATATGTCAGCACCAATCTTAATAACAGTATTAGGATCTTTACTTTCAAATACAGCTGAGTAACATCCTGCTCCTAATATTTTTAACCCACTTTTGTGTGCATTTCTAATTACTGAGTATGCGGCACTCATCTATATTCCTCTAAAATACCAAAATAAAACGCACTGCTAAAAAGCTTAGCAGTGCGTTCTTTCTACGGGCCACTCCCGAACAATTAGTGGTCTTAATACGTTCGTAGATAACGGTTAAACTTTTTTTCGGGAAAGGACAGTTTAACGAGACCTTAGCGGTAGCATTTTTTGTTTACTGGCGTTACCAGACCAGCCCCTCATATAAAAACAGTTGTTTGTTATACAAGGTTCATAATAAAATATATAATAAAAATAAAGACAAAGCAAGATAAAAATTAAAGCAAAGTAAGCAAATACCTAGTCTCAATAGGAGAATTAACTTTGAATACTTTATCTCCTGGTAGAGAGCGTTCTTCGATTGCTAAAGCCAGAGAATAGTCGTTTCCTCCAGGTGCAGTATCGTCTCCAAAGAATTTAACAGGTACTTTTTTGAAATACTGTAGGATTTGACTTTTGTCTCTACCTGTAGGATAAATATCAAAACCTGTAGAGCCTGCTACTTGAGCAGATAAATCATACTCTTTACTAAAAAGCTCATTAAAAGCTGATGCAATAGTTTTACGCTCATTAACAGAAGTATCGTATGAAACATATTCAGCACGCTCTTCCCAAGTGGCATTTCTACCTAATACTGTAAAATTTACCATACCAGGACGCTTTTCAATGTGATTTCCTGTTTTAACTTTAAAAGGACTTTTTGTGATTTCCTGTTTTAACCAAGAGTAACATTCTTCTGGCAAATCCCACTCGTTGCGATATACCTCAGAACCTCTATGCCAAATAGAGTTACCAGAACAGTTAAAACTATAGATAACAAAATTTTCAACAAAATCTTGCCCTAGTTGCTCTATAGTCTTAGAATAATCACTGCCAGTGGCTAGATAGATATTATGATCCGTAGCGTAGAACTCAAGCTCTTTTCTAAAATAGAAATCAATTTCTTCTCTAGGAGCAGTTAGAGTACCATCTACATCAAATATCAGATTCATCTTTTACCCAAAGTTCTTCTAAATACTCTGAAACAAAATTAATAGCTTCTTTAGCGTCTTCGAGAAGATGAATTTCTTCTAATTCATCTCTTGTTTCTAAAATAGTGTAGTAGTTCTTTAAGGCTTCAGCTTTAGTATTTAATTCGTGCTGCCAATCCATCAAACTTCCATAATCAGAAGGATAGTCTGTAGCATATAAAGCTAACTCAGAAAGAAGATTACCTAGAATTATACAAATACTTTTATCCAGAGTCCAAGAGTCTGGATAAGTTACAAATACAGTTTTTTCTTCATAGTCAGTATCTAGATTAGCAATATTAATAAGCATAGATTATCCCCTAATTACTTCGTCCATAAAAGATTCTAATTGGTAAAGTGCATCACGCATAGAATGCGCTTCAATAACTTTCCAGTTATCGTCTAACAACATAGTATCAAACTCTTCTAGCTCTTCTAGAGCTTTTACCATTAAACAATGCTTATGTTGAGTTTTATCTTTTTGACGATAGTAACCCATACAATCACAAGAATAGTAGCCTTTAGTACTTTTTGTTACGTTATAAGTTTTTGGGTGATCTTCGAGGTTTGTAACCTCAAATGAACGATCTGTAAGCTTTTTTACTGCGTACATATAAAAACCTCATTTGTTTAATTCTTAATAATAAGTTAACACAAATTAAAGGTAAAAGCAATTATAATCGTAATCTATACTGTAGGTATTCGACAACTATAGTTAAACTTTTTCTGCTACACAACAGAAACTATTATTTAGATCATGTCCTTCAGAGACAAAACACTTTGACCATAAATGACTATTTTCTTTAAAATAAAGATTTAACATGTTAGAGTTAAACATGTGATAGTGCTTTCTATTATGCCAAGGCCTCCAGTAGGACTGAGACTCGTGAGGTAAGTACAGGAATAAAATACCGCCTGACTTTAAATTTTCTGCCCAATAATTAAGGGCACCTACCCAATCAGGTAAATGTTCTAGGCAGTGAGACGAAAATATATAATCTACTTTAGCACCTGGAAGATTATATGCATCATATTCATCATCAAATGCTAGATCAATAAGAATAGAGTCAGGATAAGCCCACTCAGGTTTCATACATCCTATATCATATCCAATTCTATTTTCACCAATAATCTCTTTAGCAAAAGGCATAATAAACCTTGCGGCGTTGCCTGTGCTTTGAAAACTAAGATAATTATTATTTTTATGAAATATAGTTTTTAATGACATGTATGCTCTTTCTATAATGGTGCCTCCTGAGTGAATCGAACACTCTATCTTCGGGTTACAAATCCGCTGCATCGCCAGCAATGCTTAGAAGGCTTATTAGAAATTTATTGGAGCGGGTGACAGGGATCGAACCTGCGACGAACAGCTTGGAAGGCTGACACTCTACCACTGAGTTACACCCGCAGTATGGCGTTCCCGGAAGGATTCGAACCCTCGACCTAGTGATTAGAAGTCACTTGCTCTATCCAGCTGAGCTACGGAAACAGTATTATTTAGATTTAATTGCAGCAATAAAAGAAGATATAAAGCCAATACCTTCATAAATAAGTAGTACTGATAAAATTGCCCACCAAGACCATTCTATCTCATTTAATAGTTTAAGCACTGCTAAGGTAGCAGTTGAAGAGTAAATAGCTACAAATAATCTATTAAACATATCTATACTTTTTTAATTTGGCTCCCCAGGATGGATTCGAACCACCGACAAATTGATTAACAGTCAACTGCAACTACCGCTGTGCTACTGGGGAATATTCTATCTATGAAATCTTAAAGTATAACGTTCTCCATTTACTTTAAAGTTAATGGTAGAATAATCGTATACTCTTTCTCTCTGTTCAGTATAGTAAGTAACTTCTTGACATGTATCCTCAATTCGATAACCTGTAATAGTTCTAGTACCTTGTTGAGCCTGATCAGCTCCAATTATACCACCTATTACAGCTCCACCAGCAGTAGCTCCACCGTCTCCGTCGCTTACAACATCGCCAATTGCACCGCCGATAATCATTCCTAATAGAGCGCCTGCAGCGGCATTACCACTTTGAGTAGTACCATAAATCGGTACTCGTACCTCACTACACTCTAATTTAGTAGTAGGTACATTTCTAGTTACATACTTGTAATGATCTTCTATTTCCGCAATAGTAGAATCTGCATAAGAGGCAGACCCAAAAACTATAAAAATAGAAGCCAAAAAGTGTTTCATCGTATCTCAATCTCAATTTTAGGTAAGAAAGTTTTATCGTACCAACGATAGTAGTTTAAATAGTCTAGTTTGGAATAAAATTTAAAAAATATATTATTTTCATATCCTAGATGCCACTGGCACATTTCATATCTATACAAACAGTTCTTTTTACACCATTCTAATATTTTTTCTATATCAGGGTGTTTCGAATTAACATATCTAGTTACTTCATAAACAGGAGTACCGGGTACTATCTGTTTATATTCTTTATTAAATACATTAGAGTATTTATGTTCTCTACAGTATTTAAGTATTTTTTTATCATTCCAAGATTTCTGTATCATTTTACTACTGTATCAAAAAAATAAGTAAAAGTCTAGCTAAAAGTGAAGGGCTCTGGTTAGAGCCCTTCAAGTATTTTAACTTACTCAGAGATAAGAATCTGTTTAGGTTTCTTAGACTCTGGAATAAGTCGTTCTAGCGTAATCGTTAATAAACCATTTACCATTTTGGCATTTTTAACTTTAACGTTATCTGCTAAACTAAAACGTTGAGTGAAAGATCTAGAAGCAATGCCTTTATATAGCCAGTTCCAGTTTTCTTCTTTTTCTGCAGGAGCATAAGAAACAGTTAGAGTTCCTTGATCTTCTTGAAGAGAAATATCTTCTTTTTTTACGCCTGCAAGAGCAATTTCAATCAGATAGACATTATCTTCAATCTGACTAATGTTATATGGAGGGTATCCAGTGCTCTTAGCTTGATTTTCCAAATATTTATTCATTTGGGCGAACACTCTATCAAACCCTACTGCATAGGGAGTAAATTTATTAATATCTAGTAGTGTCATGATTTTCTCCTTAATTCTTTAGATTGAACCAGTTGCTCATAGTTTTACTAATAGCATTAGTCATATCGCTTACAGTGCGAACAACACTTTTAGTATAAACAGTTTGAGCATCGATAAAAGAATTCATAGGAGCTGCTAGAGCTTCATCATGAACTAGAGTTTTTACATAATATTTTTTTGCGTTTTGGATTGAATCAATTGTCCAATCGGTTGCATAATTATTCATCATCTTATATTCTCCTTAAATAAGCAAGATAGAGTAGAAAACCCATATAGGCATTTCCTACTCTCAGTAATAAATATAACAAAAGGTTAAGCACTTAGCAAGAAAAATTTATCTGCTAAATCTAGATGGGGGTGCTGATACTGCAACTGGAGCTGGAGCGTCTTCTTCTACTTCAGGCTCTTCTGCTACTGGATCTTCTGGCTCAGAATTAATTTCTGGCTCTGGTTCTACGTCTTTAACTACAGGAGCTTCCTCAACAGCTTTATTTTCCATAGTTAGTTTTTTAGCTGGATAGATAGGCTCAGTGATAGGTCTGCCCTCCCACTTAGCAATCATTTCTTCTGCGTTAGCACCCATAATATCATTAACTCTAAGTGCACGTTTAACTTCACTTAAAGTTTCCATATCTTTAATATGATTAAAGATGTTCTCTTTTTGTTCATCATTCATTTAATTCCATCCTTTTTTAGGAAGTCAATAAGACTACTCAGAGATTCTTTAGTAGCTCCTAAAAAGCCTGATACATCTATTTCAATAATATCTTCTAAGTCTCTAAGAAGTTCTTTCTTACTTTTACCTGTTTTTCTTACATAGCTAGGCTTACCAGGGATGTAAACTTTTTCTTTAACAAGTTTGCTTCGAACACTCTTTACAGGTTTGTTAAGTTCTTTTGCTATGTGTTCTATGTTAGCTGTGCCATAAGTCTCATAGAGACTTAATAGCTGCTTTGTTTCTTCTTCAGTATATGTAGACTTGGATTTCATAGCCTAACCCTATGCTAAATTAAGTAATAGATTTAATCGTTTAAATCTCTTTGTCTGCGTACATAATGTTTACTTCTAGTACCATCTTCAAACTCTAGATAACCTTGTGCATTTTCATAGGCATCTAGAATATTATTACCATCATAATGATTTTCAAAAGTTAAGTCAAGTGATGATTCTCTGGATCTACGATTTAGTCTAAAGTCGGAAGAAGAAGCCCCTAAACTCTTTGAGAATTCATCGGCTTCTGCTCTGTCTTTAAATTCTACGTTTTCAAAGTGTACTATCAGTTTTGGCATTGTCATTATCTGCTACTATAGTTTCATACATTTTAGAAATAGTTGTTAATATTTCATAGGAGCAGTCTAACATTTCTTGCCCTGGATGAGGATTATTATGTGCTCTAAAAATTAAGGCTGAGCTTAAAAAACTAAGTGCTTCTAAATCTTTAAGCATTCCTGGATTTTCATTAACATCATATCCCATATCTTCTAAAAGCATCATGGTCTCAAAAAACACTTCTTTTGAAACTATTTTTGCGTTCATAAGATCATCGTCAGGGTCTACAAGTGATTCTGTGTTTTTAATTTTATTTACTCGTTCAAGAAAGTTAATTACTTCCGCCATAAAATTCTCCTTTAAGGATAGAAAGCTTATTTTCCCAATAGTTAATAATAGGAATACCATACTTTCTGGCTTTTTCTACTTTCGAAGTTTCTTCGCCCGAAGAAATTAAGTAGTCAGTAGTCTTAGTAACTGAATCTTTTACAATAACACCATACTCTGCTAAGTGATCTGCAAAGTCTTGCTTTGTCATATCAATTTTACCAGAAACTACTACGACTATACGTTCATCTTCTGAAGTAGCACTATTAATAACTGAACTAGTAGAAAGATCATAAGGAAGTTTACGTACCCAATCTTCATTAACGTCTAGCCATGCTAGAATACTTTCTACAGTTTTAGGGCCAATACCTCGAATAGGTTCATACTGAATCTCACGAAGACGGTCAAAACTAGGAATATGATTTACGATAGTACGGGCTGTAGATTTACCAACTCCCGGAATACCAAGAGAGCCGAGAACTAGATCATAAGGCTTTGGGCGAGACAGCTCTTGAAGAACTTTCTCTCCGTTCTTACCCATATGTTCCCATTCTACATGGTCTTCGAATAGCTCTGAAGGATGATTAAGATTGAGTTTTTCAATCCAAGCAGGTCCAAGACCTTTAATACCCAGTTGCTTAACGAAGTACTCTACCGACTTCCGCCCATCGCTTTCAGAAGCGAAAAGCTTAGGCCCTTCTCTCCGCAGAGCCATACCGAGTCGTTGCTCGGCGTCTACAACACTAAAACGAGAAAAAGAGGAACTCTTGATTACACTCACAAACTGAGGAGTAATTTGACGTTCAATTAAAATTTCATCGCCTAGACCAAGATTATGCTCTTCAATAAACTCAATGTTGTGTAGAATAACACGAGAGATAGTTGCATCATCAATAGTAACAGGATCAACAATTGCTACAGGTGTAACAACTCCAGTACGTCCTAGACTCCAGACAATATCTTGAATAGTAGTTTTAGCCGTCATGGCCGCACGCACTTTCAGTGCGACTGCATAACGAGGATACTTGCTAGTAGCGCCTAAAACTTGTTCTCTACGATAAGACGGAGTTCTGAACACAAACCCATCTGAAGGATAACGACTACAGTCCCAGTTTAGAACTGAGACGAATCCTTGATTGTGTAGATCGCCTACGCGATCAAGATAGTCACGCTCTACACCTAGAACATCATGAACTACAAAACGTAGTCCACGGTTTGAGATGTCTGTAGCATCTTTTACACCTAGAGATCCACTCACAAAGTTGCGAAAGTTTGTGACATCTTCTCGATCTGTAACAACTTCCCCTACAACTGTGATGACAGAACCTGTTCCGCGAATGCAAGTTTCAATGCTCGCGATGTAGGGAACTAGGTGAGTTACATCTTCTCCACGCTCTCCATCACCACGAGTAAGAGCATGAAGTAGATTACCACGTTCGTCATAGGTGACTGAAAGATTTGCACCATCAACCTTAACAGTTTTGATGCTAAACTCTTCATCAATCTCACTCTCATCATAAACTTTACGTAGA